TAATGGAACACGGTCATAACATGACCGAAAGCCACCCCAACATTTTTCACGTCAAGAACTGGCAAGAGATCGAAGAACACATTACCTCTTCGTCGTACTAGGGCTCCTAAGCCATCTCTTGTGACTTGTATCTCTCTGCCAACCATGCTGGGCATGATTGATTACACGTCTTCCAACAGGATAGGCAGCGGCAGCACCAACAGCTATCGGTATCGCAGCAGCACCAAACCCAAGACCCATCGGGGCGCGAAGACCAGCAACGGTAGAAGCAACATCCATAAGGTCTGGTTTTGGAGCACTATAATCATGTTTACCCTGTAAGTCATAAGCTTTAGAGTGTCCACCGGGCTTACTCGTAAGAGTCTTCACATGATGTTTTAATTTGGAATCGAACGCCTGTTTGGCACCATGAACTGCTCTGGCAGTGGCCTCAACATTATTCGTTGTGGTAATGCCTTTACGCCAATCCCTCACCGTTTTCTTATGTGTGATATAAGCGCGTCTCCAATCCTTACGGAGTTGGTTCATCTGTCTATGGGGGTTGCTATCGTCTGTGCGTCTAGCATTCGCTTGCGCTCTTCGCTTGGCGGCATTTTCCTTATGCCACTTATCCTTATAGGCCAAAGCATCAGACACAACACCTTCTTTGATATGTTCTTTGTCTGAATGAAATTCTCTAAACGTTTTCATCTTCCGACTTACCTTTTTGCTCAAGTTTGTATTGGTGAAATGCACTCACATTCTTAGCATGATAAGCCATGTTGGAAAACATGTTCTGAGGACGATACCCCTCTTTCAACATCTTATTTCTAACGAACTCGTAAAATTCTTCTTCGTCTTCTTCTCTAACCATAGTATTCCCTACGGAAGCTCCTTACCCTTAAAGGTAAATGACTTCCCTTTCTTCATATGTGTCACACCCATTGGATTGTCTTGGTTGTAATGAATCTTTCCAATTGGAGAAGACCAACCATCACCATGAAGAACCCCCTCATAATGACCGTCTGGGTGTGGGTGAGCAACAATGAAGCTATCTTGGTTATATTCCTTGCGGAGTCTGTGACCAAGCCTCTCAAGAGTGTGTGTACCAGCCGTACCAGTAGCAGAAGCATGAACAGTAAGTGATTTCTCTTGTTCGAGATTCCCATGTTCATTTTTCCACGTACCAGCATGATTATTATGATACCCACCAGTATGACCGGAAGCAGTAATTTTGGCTTTGAGACGATCCATAGCAGATTTGTTCTGTTCAGGAGTATTGTCTCTGTGGTGTGCTGTGATAATCATCATGGCACGACCCTGTTTGGCCAGTTGTCGTGTTCTTCCAAGAGGATTGCCCTCTTGAATATCGAACACCTCCACCATCATCTGATTGAAGGTCTTCATTTTTGCTTTGTTCTCCCGATATTGTATTTGGGGATCAACTCCCATTCGTCTTTTTCTTTGTATGGAAGAATTTTCAATTGATTAAGAGAAATCACCGGGTCTTCAATCGTCTCCGGGTCAATCACCTTGATTAAATCCCAATCCTGCAACAGACGGGTAATGGTATTTCTTCTTCCTTTATCCTCTTCGGAAAAGTTGCTAGGCTTGCCATCAAGCGCAAACAGTTCCTTGAAGTGGACAATGTAATATCTACCTTGCTTATGAAAGATGTGACAGGACTGATACAGTCGCTTGTCTTTATGAGAAGCCACACCAATACGGGTAAGTGTCTCTCTGACCTTAAGAAAATCATCATCCTCTCTAAGTTCCACTTCCACCAACGTATCCAAAACACTCATTTTGTACCACCTTTTCTTGTTCTTTTTTTAATGGTTTCAAGATCATCGTCTGACAGTACAAAGAGTGCCTGTAGGGCCTTGGTGTCACTATAGCCAAAATACTCTTTCACAAGCTGAAGCTCTGCATTGTCATGCTTATTCGCCCACTTAGCAAAACGCTTCTTGGGTCTGACTATATTTATGTAAAATGAATATTGTTGATCGACTGGCAGGTCATAGTACCTGTTCATCATGTTGGCAAAATATACAGTGTCAATATGATAAGAAAAAGCCCGGTTCACCATAAATGGAAGATATTCCTTTAGGCGTTCCGGGTCATCTGCAACAACGTCTCTTTTATGAGAAATGTCATCAATAATCTTGAATGGGTTCGTCTTCCCCTGTTTCTCCGCCATTTTCTTGTTCCAATCTCTCAGTAATTGCTTTCAAAAGAAGCGCACATTCATCACAAACCTCAAATAAGAAGTCCTCACAGACCACCTTAATAGGTGGGTCCGCTCTATCATTTTCTTTACAGATTTGACACTTTTCTCTCGGCATTTTTATCACTTAAATTCACAATTCACCATGATTTCAGCCATACATGCAGCCAGATTGATCTCTTGGTCTGCCACAAACGGCGCACGGTGCTGGTAGTCTGCAAGGATCAAAACCAATTGAGGAATAGAGCGGGCTTCAAACAGGTCTGACGCCTCATCATAGAAGCCTCTGAGCAACTGCACAGTCTCAACGTCTGAGTTGGCACCAATCCATCTGCGGGTCTCTGTGTAGTCCTTATTCTTCATAAAGCCTACCAGTTCCCTGATACTGACGTTCCCAATGGCACCAACCATTTCCATGTTGATGGTGCCCTCAGAAGACCGTCTCTGGGCCTCCATAATGGTCTTACGCATATCAGGGAAGAACTTCTTGATCAGTTCCACCACGGCCTTGTCTTCGTACTCCACACCCTCTTCATCCAAGATGTGTTTCAGACGAAGAAACAATTGCTTCGCCATCTCAGGCTTTTCATCTCTAGGGAATACAAAATCCACAACAGAACACCGGGAATGAAGCGGGGCAATGATTCGATTCTTATGATTGCACGTAAAGATGAACCCACAGTTCTTGGAATATTCTTCAAGAAAATTCCGAAGGGCGGGTTGAGTTGATGTGACGTTGAGATAATCCGCCTCATCAAAAATGACCATCTTTCGCTTGCCACCACGACCCTTGGCCGAAGCAAACTGTTGAATGTCCGTCCGCAATGTATCAATGTTCCGTTCGAGAGAACCATTGACCATATAAGTCTGAACCCCTAGTTCTTCACACACAGCTTTGGCTACAGTTGTCTTACCCGTACCCGGCTCACCAGCAAGGATAAGGTTTGGAACAAAACCATCGTCTACAAATGTTTGGAAAGTCTTCTTAAGTTTAGCTGGGAGAATGGTATCAGCCACCTTTGTCGGTCTATAGCGTTCGACCCAAAGCAGATTGTCATTCATGTCAAATTTCCTCAAAGTGTTGAGTTATCTTCACAAGGAATCCAATATTCCACCTGATTGTTCTTGAACCGAACAACACCCTCACGAAACACAGATACCTCATACGGCTTCTCAAGAAGCCTATAATATTCCATACGCATATAAGCGGTAAGATCATCGCCGCCTTCACGAATATCAACCTTCATATTGTACTGGTTGTTGGTTTCGTTTTCAGTATCCAACGTCTTCACGGTCAATTCACGACCCTTTACTTCAAAACAAAGCTCTGGTGATCTTAGAACACCACCCGCTCTGGAAATTTCCCTCACCTCATCTTCAGTGATACGGAAAACCAACACAGGATCAGTGACATCAAACTCGCCTTCCGGTGCCACATTAATAACTTCCGGGTCAGCATAGTTATAGATGATCGACCGCTTATTTTCTTTGATGATTGCATGATCTTCAAACAACTCAATCTCAGGGTTCTCAAATAATGACAAGACACTAAGAAAATTCTTAAGGTCAAAGATAGCAAAACTACGATCAAACGAATTGTCGAACACAGCGCGAGCCTCTACCGTCTCATTTGGGGAGATGGTTCGCACGATGTTACCTTCGGTGAAATGAATGGAAGGATTGATCACAACAAAATTCTTGAGGATATCAACCTCAAAGTCTTCTAGTCTCATTATATTCTCCATGTTAAAAGTGTGTGGGACTGATCCTTCTCACCCATATTCTTCGGGTAGGGCTCCCATCAGTGCTGCACCTAATCAGTAAGACTCACAATACTTCGGCTTACGCCGCCCACACACAACCACTATACCACAAAAGTACGCCTGTGATAATCAATTTTTCGGCTTGGTCTTCTTAATCTTACCCGGATCAGCCGTTGGTGACGCCCCAATAGACGCAAGGTGCGCCAAAGACCCACTGAAGACATAAGAGCCACAGTGTGACAGACCAATCCAAGGACAAAGCCAAACCTTCATACCCATACGCTGTACGTTATAACAGAACATGTAATCTTCTGAAAGATACCTGTTCGAGTACTCATTTACCAATCCCGTCCGCTTATCTCTCAGGAACTCAATCACCTGATCTTTGGTGGCCTCGGGATTTTTTTCATAAAAAGCACTCACTTCATCAAAGATGAACTGGTGTTTATCATCAATCAACGCATCGAAATACGCCATAATCTCCCGCGAACCATCAAAATTCTCAGTCCGAACATGGTCTGGCTTATACATCAACTGAGGATAAGCATCATTATACTTTTCAAACACCTTGCGTTGTATCAACATAAACCCGGTGCCGCCCTCAAGCACTTCAGCGGGCTCTCCTAGAGGAATAGTGTCAGTACCTTTCTTCGGATTGAAAACGAAGTCTCCAACATAATTTTCAAGTACGTTTGGATCGTCATCAGCCACACCCTTGTCCACTGCTGCCTTGATCTTCTCCCAAGAAATACATTTCTTCGGGTAAGGAGCACATAGAACATGATACTCTTCATTTTGAAGAGATAGTGCCAGCATGGCCAAAATATCCTGTGCCTTAAACCCAATGTCTGAGTCGATGAACAAAAGGTGCGTTGCGTCTGAACGCATAAATTCATCCACACAATAGTTCCGGGCACGGGTAATCAGCGACTCGTTGAACAAAAAATAGTATTGAAGAGGAATTTGATGCTGGGCACACACCGCAGAAAGGTCTGTTAGAGACCGGGTAAACATACCGTGACACTGACCACCGTACATTGGTGTAGCAACAAAAAGCTTTGCTTTTCTAAGTTGCTCTACCGAAATTTTAATTTCCATTCATGTTTCCTTTATATCTCATGTCATGCGCGTACAGCGCCAAAATAGCATAATGGGCGAGCTTAAGAAGATCATACCTATAATCGTCAGGGCCATCACCTTTCTCACCATACCGTCCGCTGTATTTATCAATGTTGGTAAGGGCAAATTCCAATGCCCGATTCCGTTCACACGCAATAGCAAATGTTTGTGTCTTACCACCTTTGGCATAATGCTGGCCATACGTTTTTTCAATGTATGCCATCAATTCATCAACATATAAGTCCTCAAGAAACTCAAAATCTGGTTTGTCACTCATCAAATACCTCAATAACTTCAACACCCTTAGACCGGGCATACTTCACCATATCAGCAGTCCCAACATTACCGGGGAATGCAATGACCACATCAGGGGTTTCTTCATCAAGCATTTGTCTATTACGAATAGCGCCACCAGCTTTCCCGTGCTTTTCCCAATCAGCATTGTAAGCTTGACTAGGAATGCGATTCACTGCCGCCCATTGATCTGCCATTTGGTCTGCCCCGGTTGGACAATTACCATGCACGATCTTCGTAATATCATTGTCCCAATGGTAGTTATCCATGAAGCGATTAAACAACTGCTTCTCATGAAAGTTTCTACCCCCACATACAAGGACAATCAATCTTTTAACATCGAAGAAGGAATAGTTGTAATATCAACATCATTCCTGTTGGCATGTTCAATGATATATGTAGCTATTGATCCATGTGAACCGTACATTTTTTCATTTTTTTCAAAAATTTCTTGTTTCTTTTTTTCAGAAATTTCTTCTGTGTAATAGTGTTTAGCAATAATTATTGCACTCATTGTTTCATTCTCCGTTTAAGGATTTTCCAATTCTTCTTCGCTCTCTCACGATGAATCTTATTGGCGCGATCAATAAAATTGATCCCGTCCATATGATCACATTCATGAAGATAGCACCGGGCAGTCAAGCCGACAAAAGTCTTGGTGATGATCTCACCGTATGGTGACTGAAAACGGGCGCGTACCTGCCCCGGCCTCTTCACCTTAACATATAATCCGGGGTATGTCAAGCACCCTTCATCAAAATTCTGTTCATCGCCCATTGTGGTGGCAATCCGTGGATTGAAACACACGAAGTTTGGAATGCCGATTGAAGGATTTCCTTTCAGTGCAAATACCCGGTATGGAAGTCCAAGCTGGTTGGCAGAAATTCCTAAGCCCTGATACTTGATCACTGCCTTAAGAAGTATCTGAGCGATCTTCTCCGGGTCTTCTGGGGGATTGTCGAAGTCAAATCTCTCCAACTTCTGTGACATAATAGGATGTGTATCAGGAACTAGTTTGGGAATTTCAATTGCCGCAAGCTCACGACTTTCGTTTTCAATATCAGCCTTACGCTTAAGGGCATCTGGTGTGAATATACTCGAAAGATCGTCAGTATCAAGCATCATCATTTTCCACTTCTACAATCCTATAAACCTTATTTTTTACACCCTTCAACCGCTGTGCAGTTGTTTCAGCCAAAGCTTCAGTATCAAAAACTCTCGCCTTGATAACATTTGGGTTCTTAGAATAACTTTCCATGTCAAGCACCTTGGCCCAACTGTCAGTTTTTTTATTCATCTGTACTTCAATTACGTACACGTTTAACTCCCTACAAAAAAGAAAAGGATTCCGACAATTGTGGACACAGAAGCAAGCACAAAAAGTGAAAGCTTCCTCCACTGATAAGATACATACATCCAAATCATGTTTGAAAACAAATGGATGATAGGACCTAAAGGATATACGTTAGCTGAGTTCAAAGCAATTGCAATAATCACCCCTATCGCAGCAACCCACTCCAAAACCGTAAGCCAAACCGATTGATCTACATGTAATTGATTTGTTGACATTACGCAGCCACCCTACTGAAATTATTAATCTTCTCAAACCGCAAGACACGTTCAAATCTATCGTAAAGCTGGTCTCCCTTATGAGAGATGATGAATACGTTAGTTCCTTCAGTCAACTTCGTCACGATCTTCAGGAACTCATCTGTCCCTGCCTCATCCAACGAACTGTCAAAGACCTCATCCAAAATAAGCAGATTCGTAGTGACTGAGTTCCGCATCTTGGCAATAGCTCTCCACGTGAACAGCAAAGCCAAGTCAATACGCAACTTCTCACCTTGGGAGAATGAATTGTACGTGAACTCATCTCGGTGGCGCGACTTGATCTTCTCATTGAACTCTTCGTCAATCTCAAACTTCACAAAGAACTCCATCGCCGCTAGGTATTTATCCATCAAGCCATTGATGACCGGAATATATTCTTTGATGACCTTGGCCTTGATACCGCTATCCTTCAGCAGTACATTCGCCATGTCATACACGGACTTTGTTCCTAGCGCCGCCGCGTGGTCTTTCTTTGACTTATCAAGAGATTCCTTAAGCACATCAAGCTCCCCAGTATCAACCTTTTGGGTCTCCTTCTTACTTTTCATCTCATTCTTAAGGTTTTCAACCGTCTTTTGATATGTGCGATATTTAGTCTGTTCAGACGAAAGCTTTACACCAAGATCACTGATCTCTTTTGTCACTCCATTTATTTCACGCACACGTTCTTGAAACTTACCAATTTGTTCTGATAGAGGACCTAAACCGCCTTCGTATTTTTGTTTCTTCTGCGCCTTCTCATTGATAGTAATCTCCTTAAAACCACCATCAATCTTCTGAGTACATGTAGGACAGTTGTCGTTATTAGAGAAAAAACTAATCTCTTTTTCAAGTTCTTTTGCCTTATATTGAAGCTTGGATTGAATGTCCTGTGCTTCTTTAAGCTTTGACTTTACATTTTCTTCGTCGGTAATCTTAGAATAGAGACTGTCGATTTCTTTTTGAATACCCTTGGAGTTTTCAACCGCCAAATCCATAAACCGCTCATACTCAGCAATCTTTTCTAACTTATCTGAATTATCCTGTTCAGCGATCTTCTCAAGCTCTGCTATATGACGCTCAAGCATTTCAATCTTGGCTTCGATCTTGTCAACCTCATGGGCCTTATCAACGATCTCTGTCTTGTTTTCACTGATCATATCTTTAAGTAAAAGAAGCATCTTACTGAACACTTCAATATCCAACAGGTCTTCAATAACCGCTCTCCGATCAGCCGGGGTTAGTTCCATAAACGGGACGTGTTGAGTAATACCCACCACCACAATCTGCTTGAAGGTCTTGTAATTGAACTGAAGGATGTTCTTCTCAAAGAAGTCTTGGTATTCTCTGACATTTGCATCTTGGTCTAACAGCTTCTCGTTTTCATAGACCTCGAAAATATTGGGTTTGATTCCGCGTCGAACCAGATAGTGATTACCGCGTACCGTGAACTCTACCTCCACAACAGTCTTCTTCCCGGTGATAGAATTGATCAATTGAGGTTTATTGATGTTACGGAATGGCTTGCCATACAGACAGAACGTCAAAGCATCCAGCATAGTTGATTTACCAGCACCATTATTTCCAAGCACCAGTGTTGACTTATGTTTGTCGATTTCCACTTCTGTCCACTGGTTTCCAGTAGAGAGAAAGTTCATCCATCTGATAGTATTAAACTGTAACATTATTTTTCACGCGCTCCAACACATCATCAAAGGCAAAGGCATTTCTAACATTCTCAAGAGTAGTTTCTATGATTGGCTGGTTATCTGGATAAATTGAAACCTCTAGCTCATTAGGCCAATTAGGAGACTCACGGATGTCGTTTTCACTAACCCACATATCACCAAAATCAAAATGAACAAGATATTGTTTATATGTTTTACTCATCATTCACATCTCCAAAATAATCACACGGGTAATCAGTAAGACCAACACCGACCCTAACAGAAACCCACCCATCATCCCACATTTCATCTAGGTGATCGTCTCTCCAACCCAGCTTCAACTCACATCCGTAGTGTTTCTGAAACCACTGTTTAATACGAGTAGATTCAGAATAATTCCCATCATCATCGGGTCCGCCGAACATAACGTAAGTATAGCACGGATCATTTACGAAAAAATTGATTGCCTCTTTGCATTTTTCACACTTCGCAAAATACCATGTTTTCATCTCGAAAGCTCCTGTGCCCGTTCATAAAGGTCTTTCATAAGAGCAGTCAAAGCTTCGTGTTGATTAAACTCAACATCTTCAACCGATCTAGTCACAATCTCAAGCGTATCTGTCACATCTTCAATCAGTGAACTCTCTTCTTTCATATCAAGCTGGAAATCTTCAACAACTTGAACTTCAATCGGGCCTACCTCTTCGATCTTGTCAACAAACTGGTCATAGGTGTACTCATTTGTCTTCTCCTTGACCACGATCTTCACGTAGCAATCCTTAAGGTGTGAATAATCCTTGTCTAGTGGATCACCTTCTGTGTCATCATAGATGACCTTATAGAAGAGGTGAAAATAGTTTTTGACGTGCTCAAGCTTCCGGGTGTCAGTATCATAGATGTGAAAGCCGCGTAGATCATTCCAATCCTGCCACTTCATCTCATAGGGTGCACCCAGATACGTGATATTACCCTTCGTAGACTTATGATGGAAGTGACCTGAGAAGACTTGATCGAACTTCTTGAATGGCTTGGTGTCCATCCCGTGTTCGTTCGGAGAACCCTTATACATCTCAAAGCCCTTGAACTCAAGGTGGCCGAACACAACTTCCGCCTTGGTATCATTCAACTTGGTCATAGTGTCTTCGTAGTTCTCAGGTGTGATCCACGGTACACACATGACCTTGAGACCGTCAATGTCAATCTCTGTGGCCTCTTCGTAGAACTCAACCAAGTCAGTCTCACCAAAGATGATGTTGATAGCATTGACGCGGTTTGTATTCTTGTAGTAGCAATCATGATTTCCAAGGATGACCACCAGCTTGATACCGCGCTTGTGACACTCCATCACGAACCACTTCAGCATCTCAGCAGACAAAAAATTGATGTACCTACGGCGGTCTACAATATCGCCAAGGTGATATATGGTCTTGATACCGCGCTTCTCAAGCTCTGGAAAGAAGATTTCGATATAGAACTTCTTCTGGTGACGCATTACATGGATGTTGTCACCACGAGCACCCTTATGGGTATCAGTTATTAGTGCTACTTGTGCCATCTTTAATATCCTTGAACGTCAATTTGAAATCTGCAATGATCTCTTCTACTCGTTCTCTGGACATACCCCCCACATCAATATTGAACACTGTTCTTAACACATTATTTTCTTCATCATAATAGACCTCCTTAGAGACCTTTTCTTTATCCTCAAACATCATGTATCCTTCTTTTTCTTAGGAGACTTCTTCTTCTCAAACTTATTGATGATCGGAGCCATCTTATCGTTATCCAAAGTCACTTCATCGTACTGAAAATTTTCATCATCACCTTCAACCAATGTATTATCAAGCACTGCATTCTGCAAACTCTTGAACTTGACATATAGTTGTTTATGTTCCCTCTCAATCTTTCTAAGATTCGACCACCACACAACCTTCGTAAAATACGCATACGGGCGATCAAATTTATCTGGGTCATAGTTGTTCAAGGCCATGACACAGTTCTCAATACCATCAAGAATCATATCTTCCTTGAATGGGTAGTTGACGAAATTGGCTCTGCTACAAACACCCCTAGAGATATCCATAAAGAACTTACCGATACCATCACATGCAATAGGTGGCTCTTTACCAGCAGCCAAAGCCGCTTGAACTTTCTTCTTATGGGCTACGAATAATTTATGTACTTCTTTATTATCAACGTAATAGTTGTCTTTTTTTGACATATATTTCTCTAATGATGGGTGTTACTGATTGGATTGATGTGACCCTCTAAAAACATATCAATCATGATTTCACGCGCCTGTGATTTTGCATCTTCCGTCATCGCTGGCTTCCGTTGTTTGAGACCACTGGAAAAACTCTCATAAAACTTTACGAAGTTAGATTTTGGGTTGCGGTGTATGTGGGAAATTGTCTTCTTCATAAACTCAACATCATAACTATCCACATACAGGAAATACTTGGTGAGAAAAACACCGGGAGCCGTACTCCCATCTTGATAAGAATAATTGAGCTTAAGTGCGTCCTGAAGAATGATGTGCTCATCGTTCTCTTCAAGAACACGCCCCATGATCTCTTCACCATTATATAGCTTGATGACTATCATACTTATCCCAATTTTACATTATACATTTTGAAGGTGAATCCTTCATTCTTGTAAATTTTCACACGTTCTTTCATGTGCTGAATGGCATAACACTGCCGCGATTTCCATGACACATCATCTGCGATATCAAATAGGGTTGCCCTATCAGGCACGTCAGGGTTATCTGTCTTTCTAAGAATACGCCCAATGGACTGAAGTATTTTGATCTTTGCTTTGGATGGTGACGCAAAGATCAGGTTACTGAGGTTTTTGATGTTCACCCCTGTAGAGAACACCCCATAAGACGCCACAATGATAGCGTTAGTTTCAGTCTCAACAATTTGCCGGATACGCTCACGCTCATCCCCTGCTACTCCACCATGAACAAAAAAGACCTTACGGTCGCCAGCCTTATCTTTGATCATGTCATAGAGAACCTTACCGTGCTTCTCAACATACTGGAACAGCACAAGACTATTCCCATTCAAAGACAGAGCCAAATTTCTAATGTACCTATTACGGCTTGGGACGCCAATAAGAACATCAATTTCTTCCTGATATTTTGGGTACACCCTTTTCTTATGGCCTTCAACCATAACGGTTTTGGCTTGACTGCAAGCTTTACGAACTTCGTCTTTATGTTCAAGACAGATAATCTTGATTTCAAACTCAGACGAATACCCCTGTTCAATCATCTCCTTCGCACTGATGATCTTCTTTACAGGACCAAACAGCCCCTCAAGCACAAGCCTGTGGGTCTCAGTGTCATCAAGCGTTCCAGTAAACCCAATACGGTAGGGACAATGCTCAATCTTCTCCATCATGGAGATAAGTGAATTGGCTTTGAAGGTATGAACCTCATCACCAATGACGATTCCGAACTTCCTGAACCAGTCCTTACGCTTGCGCCAGATAGATTGCCATGTGCTGATGACAATTGGCTTATCCGTGTTGTGGTCCTGTCCTTCGTATATCTTATGCACAAACTTGTCGGAATCAAGGCCGTATTCTGCAAAGTCAGACGCCATTTGATGAACAAGCTGAACAGTAGGAACAACAATCAAGGTCTTCTTGTTGGCAACCTTTCTGATGAGGCTATACATCATAAAAGACTTGCCAGAAGATGTTGCAGATAAAAACAGTTGTCTCTTGTTTCTGATTGCGTGTACCAGACATTCAAGCTGGTACTCACGGTCCTCAAGAGGAAAGTTCATCCCGTCGAACCACTCTTTTGCCTCGAACAACGAATATTCGATAGTAGAGCGGTCAAACGCATACCCAACCGTATAGCCATAGTCCTTCGCAAACTTGTCAAGGTAAGTCACCAACCCAGCATATAGCTCTTGGTTCATTACATTGTACAGTCTGATCTTACCATCCCACTCTTTATTACGGAATGCTGGCATGAACTGATAGTTGGGTACGAAGAAGGTGAAGTATTCAGAAAGCTCGTAAGCAATACTTCTATCACACGATACTTTTACATGTACATCATTCTTCTTCTGGACGATGATGTCAGGCACTTTTAGTTAGCGGTTGCCTTGCCGCCACCAGAACCCTTCGGTGTTTCTTGCGGTGTATTGACTTGCTTATCAAGCTCTTCGACAAGGTTTGTCAGTTGTTCTGAAATACCAACAAGCTCCACCATAATACCAAAGGTATCACGGTCTTTCACCTTATAGTTTCTGACCAATGTATCAATGTTTCTAAGATGGTTTCTGGCCGCTTCAATTCTTACACTCATGTTATGCTCCTGCTTTAAATTTTTCCCATGAAATTGCCGAAGAAATGTTGAAGCTCATTTGTTTGATTACCTTCACGATTTCTTCTAACGCTTTGACCTTTTCTTCCTGCATCGCAATCTTGAGGTTTTTATCAATGATGTGCTTATCAGCAGCCAAGTACGCTGGCAATTCGTTCTTTAATATTCTTCCACGTGGAGGTAGCTCCCAACCCATCTCATGATGTCGTTCGGTATTATTTCCGGTGTAGAACTCCGTTTTATCAAGACGTAGAACCTGAAGGTCTTCTTCCATCTTCTTCAGTTTCAGACGCTCATCAATTAGGATACGCCAGTATTTAGAGTGAATTTTCGGGATGTCCAAGGCCGCGTATCCTAACTCTGCCCTGTTTATTGCCCGATCCTTTTCCCACTCTGAAAAGATTTCATCTAGTTTCAATCCTCAACACCCAACTCTTTAAGTTTGTCTGACACCACTTGGATTTCCTGCTCAACAGCAGCGAGAATAGCAACAATAGGAAGCTGAACTTTCCTCAATCCAAAATACCCACTGATCAAATACCCACCGGGTTCTTTAGGATAAGCAAAATGGCCCCTCTTTTGATCTAATAGATCAAGTCTAAAGGCATTAAGTTGTCTTTTGGTATTGTACAGGGTTTCTGCTTGACTGATTTGATATGGTTTCATTAATCGTCTTCAACCTCTTCCAGTCGATCCATAATCCTCATAGCTTCTTCAAGATCATCTAAATACATTTCAAAATCTCTTGACCTCACCCCTGTTATATTGTAGAGATTATCATTAATTGTATTTAAAAATTCTCTGGCTTCAAGTATAGTTTGATAGACCGTTCCATTATCATCTTTGGTCATCACATAATCACCAGATTCAATATCTTCTTTTGTAATGCTCATTGTTCAATCTCCAAATCATTTTTTAATGCCAACCACAAATAATCCATTGTGTATTTGTCATTCACAATTTGCCCACTGTTTCTATCTTTAGAATATTCGTATTCATCCCATACCTCCCTCATAAATGATCTAAACCAGTATGGAATTTGTTCGCGTACATCGTATTCAACTTTCCATTTAAGATCAGAAAGAAATCTCACATGTGCTGAACACGAAGGGCATATATATTTGTCTTCACTCCATGTCCAATAATCGCCACCAGTACAGCTATAAGGAGCGACATAAGCTTCAACGCCTATGCCTTTCAGTTCTCCTAATTTATGTTTGTTCTTACAGGCTGGACATTCGATTTCATAATCTCTAACCACCCGTATAAATTCTTTTCTCTTCAACTCCACAAGGTTTTTTGCTTCCTTAATAGAGTTTTGAGCTTTCACCAAATCAAGTCTATCAGTCATAACAATCTCATT